TTTGCCTGTCCTGCGTTACTCCGTCATCAAAGGTTATATTGACGTGATAACCACTTTTTGTAAGGCTTTCAATGGTTTGACCTTTCCATGTCATGCCGTACATGGTTGCAACGTCAATGATGTTCCGCACCAGATGTTCAATAGCAGGTGACACCTGGTTCTGAATCGTTTTGATCGTTTTGTAGGTTTTGCTGTTTTCGGAAACAACTTCTGTTGCTGTCTTGATCCCGGACTTCTCATCAAATGAGAAAGTGTTAGCAGAGAACCCAAGCTGCAAGCACAGGATAGACAGAAAAGCGTTTAAAGCACCTATGTGCTCTTCCACCCGAAGTTCAACAGAATTGTCTGATATCTTCAAATCGTTCGGATCATCGGATGCAAGTGCTTCATATACTTCATCGGATGGATCAAAGTATCTCCGCAAAGCACCCGTTGTGGGATCTGCAACGGTTCGCACAGCCCGCGCAGGAACAATAATGCGTTTTTTACCTAGCCTGAATTCCCTTACAAAGGAATCGTAACAGATGTCCAGTGCATGCAGCGTTTCAAGCGCATTGCCATATACAGACATGCCAAGCGGCGAATTATCGTCAAGATTGTTCGCAATAGGGGTTCTCCAGTAACAGAACAAGCTTTCGGATGCAGGAACAATGGTTTCTTCCTGGAGAAAAGGATACATTTCTGCAAGCGGAACGCGGATTCCTAGAATATCCTGCGAATCTCCGTTGTTGCCCTTCTGCATCTGTGCACGGTACAACTCGTTTTTAACTGTGTATGTCGTTCCATCCCACAAATGCCATTCAAGGCGGGTATAGTACCATCCCTGTTTTGCAACACGTGAGATGAACACAGCGTCATATACTCGCGCATTATCCCAAGTGATGGGAACAAACTGATCTGCCATAGCGTAACCGATCTTGATTCGCTCTGTGCCTTCAATTTCGTTCCCGTTGCTATCACGTTTGGCATCACGCCATACCTTCATGGCAGAGCCACCCAAGGCGCACCCTTGTTCTATTGCTTCCTGCATCTTCTCACGGAAGGAATTTTCCGAAAGAACCCAGTGAATGAATTCGTTCAAAGGATCTTCGTCAAGTTCTTTGCCATCCTGGGAAACGTTTACTTCGCATTCCTCACCCCAGACAAGACCTGCAATCTCTGAACAAACAGCCTTCGCGGCATTCATGCGGAACAACTCGCGTTGTCCGTCAGGATTGTTAATGGTTGGTGCAGGGATAATGTGCCAAGGTCTATAGAATCCCTTATACAAGGTCTTCCAGACATAAATACCGAAATTATAAAACTGTCCGAAGGACGGAACATTTCCCAAATCGAAAACAGTTTTATATTCCCGTGCAACGCCTGTTGCACTGGCTGTTCTCTCCATCAAGCGCCGCCCCCAATCTCTCAAAGTTGATATAAACTGCATCTTTACCGCCCCCATCCGTCAATCAATATGGGGATTTCTCTTTCAAACGAATACTCAAGCGCATCAAGGCTATCAATATTCGTTGTACCGTTGTCCAATCGAACGTCTGTTGTTGTGTGGTTGCTATCCCACAAAGCGCTTTTAAGCGCATCTATTGTTGCTTCACACCGTCTGTTTATATAAAAACGCCCTGCACCCATGAGGATACAAAGCGCACGTATACGGTCATTTATAGGCTTTTTCTGTGCGTTCCCGATGTTAACACCAAGCCTTGCCTGTGCCGCTGCTGCTCTCAAGCCGTTAATCAATGTCTGTTCTGCCGAATCGCACCAAACGTCGGTAACTAGCCATTGCATCTGACACATACGCACAAAATCGACAAAGTCGCGTTCTAGTTTTGTCGGATCTAGTGCAGCCTGTTCCCGATAATCAGCTAAACACACAATCGCATTTCGCGATGTGAACCCCATGCAGGAAAAAGCATGTGCTGATGTACCGCCGCCGAAGTCCACGCCGATTGTCGCGTATCTGATCGTGCCTGGCACATCATCCATAATGAATTGCTCAGGATGATCTGCAAACAAGCGATACACCACACCTTCAGCCGCTACCCACAAGCCTTTGATATATCTGTCATACAGAACCGTTCCCCTGTATTCACGCTTCAGATTCTCAACAAAGGCTGCATCCAAAAACGGATTATCGTCTATCGTATATGCTTGCAAGAAAACGTCTGCGTCTGAATCCAAGAAGCGTTTGAACCAGTGCTGCGGGTTCTCAGGATTACACGTGCCATCAAACTTGCTATACGGTTTGTCTAGACGGCTTTTAAGCATATCAAACACGTCTTGTGACCAAGTGGTTACTTCATCACCGTAACAGTATTTGATGGAAGCACCACGCACCTTGTCAACCCGGTTTGCATTGTCCGCACCTAGACAGAAGACCTTCTGTCCAAACATTTCGCACGAATTATCCGCGCGAAGGTTACCGACATAGTCAACGCCATATAGCGTTTGCATGGGGATTAACAGATTACGTCTGATCGTTTCCCGCGTATTCCCCAAAATGACATTCAAACCTTCTTTGCCTTCAACCGCAAGAAGTCTGCGCGGTATCAAGAAGTAGTCCTGATACGTTTTCCCGGAACGAGTCGCACCACTTTTCACGTTCCATCGATGATTGCAATTTCTCCAGAACTCTTTTTGCTTTGGACTAAACATCCGCTTCCAGATCCAGTTTCTTTAGAATCTCGCGAATAGGTGCGTTTTTATCTTCTTCCGGTTTCGGTATGTCTTCTGTCAGGTCTTTATATGCAGATGTCAGATCACGGATGCGGAATACCTTTGTAACTGCTGAATCATTCATCCTGACTTCTGTTGCGTCTTCAGGATAGCTTGATTCAATTCTTTGCAAGCGCAGCAATAAACGCTTTTTCAGATCGGCAGCTATGGTAGCATTGTTTGCAACCATTTCTGCTGTTTTCTGTTGTACTTTTATTGCGGCTTTTTCGCTTGCCTTTTCTCTGTCTTGTTTCCAGTGTTCACGGTTCGCACGTCTTAATAAAAGATTGACGGAAATATTATGTTTTTCCGCAAGCTTCCGTTGACTAATTCTGCCGCCGATGTATTCTGCCCTGATCGCGTTCCAATCTATCCGCTTCTGGTTATCAATGGGAATCACCCCCAAGAAATTAACCCTTTCATAAAATTTGAATACAAAAAAACCGGACGTTTCCGCACATCCAGTTTTTCACGCTATCATGATATCATGATTCAACGTCCTTTTCCGTACCATTTTTTAACTGTGCAAGGCGATAGAAGAAGATCCTTCTTGCCTTAAAAAATGCGTTCCTGTGCGAAGTCGGCAGGATATCCGGCGGTATGTCATCCCACTTTTTGCCATCGCAGCAAGACAGGATCAATGCCCGTGTCCACGCTCCATCATCAGGAAAACTGGCAGCGGCATCAATCATGTCGATATCTGACAGTAACCGTTCCCGGCGAACAACAATAGTTTCCACTGGTCGATGTACGCCGCCTTTACCACGGATCAAATCTGCATCCGTTGATATGTTCATCTGGCTAGAAATACCAATCATGTTTTTTACCTTGTGCAGTTTATCGCGGTACTGCCTACAAAACGCTTTCAGTTCGTGATATTCCCATTTGGATATACCATACCGATTCAGGTTTACTGGTCTTTCCGTCATACTAACCACCTTTCCCCACACCCCCACCAGTGCAGGAGGATTTAGCCCTTCAACGCAGATTCGTTGACTCACGCTTGCTTCTTGGATATCAGGTTACATGCATATTTTAACAAAAACGAAAGCAGCGTGAAACCACTGCTTTCTGAATTGTTAAGCTATAATGCATTAAAAAATGTCCATTGTTCACCCTTCAGATAATCTTCTATGACCTTTATAGCTTCATCCGATCCGTAACAGACACATGTTTTGTATCCTTCCTTCATCAGGACCTGAAGCCATTCAGACTGCTTTTCAGATACCCTTCCACCCTTCCTGCGCTTCAACTCGATGTACAGACCGTGATATGGATATCTGGGAACAGGCAAGCACATATCCGGCACACCCGCTTTAACACCTGTGGCTTTCAGCATCCGTGCGGTTTTGATACTGCGTTTACCGCCGTTTGGGATCGCATATAACAGAGCTAATTCAGGATGCTTGTTCATGTTCCAATTTGCCCATTCAAATATAATAATCTGCTCTGCGTCTTCCTTCGGTACTGTAGCGTTTGTTCTGCGTTCCAAGATCGAAATACCTTGCCTTTCTTTTGCAATCTTCTGTCAAGTTCTTCCAGAAGTTTAATTGTATTGACTTCTGGGAAGTGTAGCGCCATAAACGATCCTAGGAAGAAAGCTTCAACCAATTAATGGTT